GTAACACTGATTCCAGTGCACTAATTTGTCCGGTAATATATTTATATTTCTCATGACTGTCAACCCCTCCCGAGGTAACATTCAAAGATAAAGACGCGAGATTTTGTTTTATAGCTCGCTGTAATTTTAATACAAAACTAAATTCATCCATTATTTTTTCTTTTTCTTCTTCTTCTTTTTTTTCTTTCCCACTGGCTTACTTCCATAAGCTTTTGTCCATTCTCTTGCAATCTTTGGTTCATTTTTCCAAAGATATCTTCTTTGTTTTTCTGATTTAAATGGCATTATTTCTTTTTGTTTTTAATCTTTTTTAAATACTTCTCTTTATTCTTTAAACCTAATGTAGGTTTAATTTTAATAGTTTTCAATGGATCCTTTATAACTTTTCCATTCTTTATTGTCATTTTTTCTTAGCTCCTCCATTTCTGAACACCTGTGTACCCTTGATGCCAAAAATGCTGGCTACGACAGTAATCCACAAAGTTTGGAACCATATCGGCAGTGAGCCAAAATGATGAAAAAAGAGATCGATCTTGGCCATCATTTGCGCGTCGTCACTGAAGACTCCCCACGCCAAAACAATTATCGGCGCCGAAATAATGACAAGGACGATTTCGTCCTTAAAATCGTTATCTCGCGATTCTAAAAGTTTGCCTTGGTAAGATTCTTCACCTCGTGCCATGCGCTCGGCATGCATTAAAGCTGCATCAGACATCGCGGCTTTTGTCTTCTGTCTATTTTGATATATATGACTCCCGGTCTTGAGAGCCATCTTTGCTAATCCGAACCACATAAATCTCCTTTATAATGTAGGATATACATATGGCGCATATAAAAATTTAAAACCAGCTAACTTCTGATTTCTTACTTTTAAGCATTCTTCTTTGGCCGCCCACTTTATTCTTTAAAGGAATCTTTTCGGAAACTTTGTATTCGTTTCCACCTTTCAGATATCCATCCTTGTTTGTGAACTGCTTGAAGTTTACACCTTTATAAAAAGGTCTTTGTCCATTTGCCATATTAGCTCCTTATTGGAATACCTCCTATAAGGTATCCGTCTTTATTTTGAAACAATGATTGATCAGGTCTTTTAGTATTCAAAGCCTTGGCTAATTTATTACCATGAGTTTGAATTCCAACTCCTCCGCCATGAGTCATTTTAACTCTCTTAGCTAGAGGTTGACCTTTTTTATTGATAGTCATCTTATCTAATCTTTTCGTCATGCTGCCTTCCTTTTCTTAGCCATCTTCTTGAAAGTCTTCGCTAAAGCTTTAGCTCTACCTGTACATCCTGGTTTTGTAATCGGTGTACATTTTCCTTTAGTGCCTCTTGCTTTAATTGATTTGTTAACTTTTTGAATCCATTTACCATCGCCACCTTTTTTAAGACCTACACGTCCGCCTTTGTTGTAGCCACGATTAAGTTCTCCGATAACTCTTCTTTTTTCAGCTCTACGATTCGGGTTCATTCTTTCAGCATCAATACGACCTACTTCTTCTAGTAAGTTCGCTCGACCACCTATTTGACGACCTGCACGGCCACCTTTATTATGACCTACTCGGCCACCTTTATTGTGTGTTGATAATTGGGGTTGAGATGCATGACCATGAGGTCCTTTGTCCCTCATAATATCATAATTAATACCCTTACTTGTTAAACCGTATCCAGGCATTAGGCCTTCTTCCAGTCTTTTTTACGCTTGCCCCATTTTCCGTAAGACTCGTCTCGAGATGCTTTCAATTGCTTTTTAGTACGTTTCTTTTTGACACGCATAGCAATCGATTCATCTTCACGATCATAATAGCCTTGTTTCTTTTTCTTTTTAGCAGATCCGCCTTTTTTCATGCCTTCTCTGCCATAAGGAAACCTAGAACTATAGGGTCTTGTTCCGAAATCGTTTCTCATTTTTTTTCTCCTTCTATTTTATTACACTAACTTCGAGGGCCTTTCAAGGTCTTTACGTCTTTTCTTTTCATAACATCCGAGCGCATTTTTGCCTTGTTGGACATCTCTTGTTTGATCAATGAAGTTTCAGCTCTCATCTCAGCTAAGTCTTCATTCTGTTCGAGTTTTTGCTCTGTCAGATCCCGACTCTGCAATAACTTAGATTTATCTAAGTTAATTCGTGCTTCTGTTTCTTGTTTCTTCCTAAAATCATCCTGAGCTTTCAAGTCAAGTTCTTGAGCTTTCAACTTGATTAACGGATCACTATCTAACATAGATGTAATCGCTTTCTCTTGTGTCATAAACTCTTCCGTATATTCAGCAATTAAAACCGCTTTTCGAGCTTCCATCTGAAGATTAAGCTGTTGCATTTGTTGTTGAGCTTCTTGTCCCTGTAAACCTTGAGCCTGCGCTTGTTTCATTTGCTGAATTTGTTGAGCAAATTCTAATTCAATATGTTCTTGAGCCATTAAACTAATATGCTCGAATATATTCTTTTCTAAAGCCGCCATGATCGGTGGATTATTACGAGCAAAATTTGTGGCCATAAAATTCATATGCGCCGTGATGTGCGCTCGATGATCCTGATTACGATAAGCTTGAAAAGGTTTCTGTGCCATGGCATCAATATGTTCCAACGCCGGATCTTTTGGCATCGGTGCAGGTGGAGGCGGTAAAAGTTGATCAATATTTTTAATTCCTAAAGCGGTATACATATTCCGGTAAGAAGCATAAAGATTATGTAGTTGAGGATTGGACATCGCCAGTTGTAATTCAGTTTGAGCCAACGTTACTCTTTGAGTCATTGAAAAAATATTAGGATCCGCTACAGGAATAATATCAATCCTGGCATCAAAATCCATTTGCTTAATCATTCGTTGTCCACCGACCACATCATAAGGATATTCGGCAGGAAGATACTGTGAAAAAATAGTAGCTAATAATTTAAATTCGTGTTTAAGACCGTTGTATAATCTTTTATGGATTGCACTCATGACCCTTGAACCACGTTCCAATAAAGCAACTGTAGTTCCAACGGCTGCATTTTGATTACCGTCTCCTACTTGCATATCTGCAATAGAAGCAAATCGTTGTCCAGCTTGAACAACAATTCCCATCAACTGTAATAAAGTTTGTGAAGGTTCTTTGTAAGGAAGAGGAAAGAAAGCTTCTTTCAAACTTCCGCCTGGTGCATCAACATCTCTAAATTCTCCTGGCTGTAAAGGTTGAGCATCATCTCGAACTCGAATGCCTCTCATCTTAAATCCTGCAGGAAGATTAGATAACGTTCCTGCATCCAGTAATTGGCGGAGAGCGACCGTTGCCGTTCTACTCAAACCGCCAATCATGTGTATAAGTCCAAAACCGTAGAATCCTAATCCTGGCAGGAATTTAAAATGGACAAAGTATTGGACTTTTTTCTTGAGTGGATCAGTTGGTTGAAAGTTTCTTCGAATGGATAAAATTTGTCTAGCCCCAGCTTCAAGTGTAACAATATAAGGAAGTTTAATTCCTGACGGTTCATTAGTTTCTTGATTCATATCTTCAAATCCTTCTAGGTCTAAATTAATATGAGCTTCTAAAATAGTGTAAGTCGTATCAGCAGCCGTCGAGCTATAGCTTCTTCTGGTCCCTTCCAGCTTACGTTCTTCTTCATGAACTCGATCTTGAGTAAAGTTAGGTCGACCTAAATCAATATCAGAATAAAATCCGGAAACTTGTGCTTTGCGAATATCATTTTCTGACATGTATATTCTTTGAAAGATTGCTTCTGCATCCTCCAGGGAAGTTGCAGAATACGGAACGATCAAATCATCAGCTTGCACAAATTTAGAAACAGCACGGCCAATCATTTCATCGTAATACACTTTTTTAAACGCAGAACCGGCTAGAGGTAAATAGAATAACATCTGATCAAATTCGGCTTCGTATTCAGGCATTTCATTCATGATTTGATAATTCATGTAATCTTTAACCCGCATCCCTTGATCTTCCTTTTCACGAGTTGCTACACCTAAAATCTGAGTTCGTACGGGTCCATCAGAAGGTAAAAGTTCTTTATAAGCAGTCGCTTGAAATTGTGTAACAGCTTCCGCTAATACAGGATGCGTTGCACCTGAAGCGCCTTGAAACGGTTGAGATCGATTAACATATTTAAATCCTAATAAATCCAACCCAGTCGTATAAGTTTGTTCCCAGTCTTTTCTTGAATTTTTATAGTCTTCGTAGTTTTGATAAAGCTCAGAAGCGAGTCTATTAATAACCTCATCAGGAAGAAGGTCAGCTAAATTTTCAAAATGATCTTCACCTCCAGAACGGTTTACCTTTCCCGGTTCAAAATCTATATCCGCACTGCCGTCTTCATTCCGAGTGACTTCTACGCCTTCATCATTAATCTCTTGAAGTTTTTTAGTTTCTTCGATTTCAATTTCTTCAGGGGATTCAACGTGAACTGTTTCCTTCACATTCGGAAGGGACTTGTCTATTTTATCTGCCATATTATTCCTACGATCATACTATATTAACTCGTTTGGGACTAGAAAACAAGCCTACGATGCCCCTCCCTTGAGGAGTCGGTCCCGATAACGGAGGCACGGCTCCAGGTCGTCTTGCAATGTTTCCGGTTTCAATGATTCCCCCTTCAGCTTTTTTCTTCAAATGGTCAGGGATTTCTCCTCCAAGAATTTCTTTAAATTGTTCCTCTCCATAAACATCTCCTTCTTTACTAACTCCGGCTCCTTCAGGTTCAGGTATAATCTGTTCTTCCCCCTCGATGTCTTTATAAATTTTCTTTTGGAATTCTTTGTCAACAAGTTTTCCCTCTGCAGAAACATCGATAACAGTACCATCTTTAGTTACCATCTGTTTGGAACCTGTCATGTCTTCTAGACCTTTAACGATCTCATCCCCCTCTTCAAAAATATCTAAATACTCAATATCATCACGATAAGGATTAGATTGATCAGGTTGCGTATAACTAAATTCTGGTTCTTCCACTTTAACTCTTTGATATTCTGTAACACCACGCGCTGCCGCTTCAGGATCATCTACTCCAAATTTTTGATAACCCGCTTGTCCTGGTTTAAAGTTAATCTGTCGTACTGCATCATCACCAAAATTATCGGTGCCTGTCCAGTGCATACTAATTTCTCCTGTTAATGGATTTTCTTCCATGGTGACTTTTTCATATTCTGTTCTAACTTCAGTGTGTTTCTTTCTAGCATTTAAGGGACCCATATTGTATGAATACGTTTTTTTAACCGGAATCATCATTTCATACCTATCTCCTTGCGTATAATGTTTATCAGCCATCTCAAGCAACTTACCATGGGTTTTAATCTTAGCCACGGCTCTCGGGAACCAGAGCGGCATTCCTTCAACACCTGCGAACTTCGTTGGAACTGCTTTTGTTATGGTAGGTGTTGCTGTTTTCGCAAGTTGTTTTAAACCTCTA